TGCACTCCACCGTTTGCAAATATATTCTCTGGCTACTTGCGCATCGTCTTGCCAAAAACCGCAAGCGGTCATACAATCCTTTAAAAGTTTTACAAGGTTGTCGGTGTCCGGTGCTGTGGTTTTTAGCCCATTTTTAACCTTGTTACTTTTTGAGGGTTTATAATACCATACTGTTTCAAGCGATATTGCTCCCTTCAAAGGCTGTTTTGGCGCGTGAGGTTTTAGCATTGTCATATAATACTCACGCGCCGCTTTGAGACTCTCCGGCTCGTAAAAGCGGGGCTTGCCGTTTACGACTGTTACCTTTTTCATTTGATGCGTGCCGGCGGGAATTTTGCCGTCTAGGAAAAATTCAATACATGCCATATTTCACCATCCTATTTTTACAAATGCTCAAAAAATCTTAACAAAAACAACATGCTGTCAAGCGCTTTCTCGATGCTGCTTTGTTCGTAATAGCGAGTAACCCCATCTGTAAATTCTATCTCTATGCTACTACCACCACATCTAATATTTTTTATATAATTAACGTTTATTACTTCTTTCCCAAAACATAAAAATTTCACATTTTTACTCATTATTCTGTTCCACCCTCCTATTCCACGCTCGCCTTGCATCATCTTCTGTATAAAAATAGCCAACCATAGCACCGCATTGATTTTTACAGGCCACAAACCAAAAGCCGAAACCATCTTGAAGTTCTAACTTGTGTCCTTCTGTATACGCTTCGCCCCCGCAAAATGGGCAGGGTTTCAATTCTTCACTCATTTTCTTGCTCCTCATCAAAACCTTGAAACTGTCGCGCCGTTTTTATTAGCAACTTTGACAATTCTTCCGCTTGTTCCGGTGTTTTGCACATCAAACCGCGCAAATAAAAATTCACAGGCTTCGTTGGTAAGTCCAACACAGCGCCAGGAAAAGTATATTTCATTTCACCATAAATATTCGGAACATAATATTGTTCTGTTTCTTTCGCTTTCCACGGCGTTTTTTTTATGCGATATGTGCCAGTCAATAGCTTGCTCAAAGTATTGTGCATTATAGTTGTTTCTTCGCCGTTCGGTGTAAAATAAATAAGCCCCTTCTCGCTGAAATATCCACTAGTTGCTACACCATTATCGTCAATTATTGTAAACTTTTCTTCAAGTTCCTTGTCAAACAATTTAGCGACTTCTGCCATTTTATTCATATTCAAAACCCCTCATTCCACGATCTTCTAAACATACCCGTGCGTTATCATCCACGGGTCAGCATTACGAATATCGTCAGCCGCCTTATCAGCAAGTTCTCTATATTTGCTGATATACGTGCTAGCATCTTTTTTCGTTGTACCCGTAAATTCTGGCGCACCACACTCTTCAATAGTATGTATAAAATCTAGTTGTTTTTCTGTTGGTGGAGCTTCTCTAAACATATTCAAAACCTACCTCCCCCATTCACGCGGCACTAACTTTGACCGCTATTACATCTTCCCAAGGAATTTCAGCGGCTTTTTTCTTCAAAGTTTCATCGTCCCACTTATCAGCAACGTTCCCATAGAAAGCATAACAATCTTCATAATCATCGGATTCTCGCTCAATATAATGCTTCTCTGCCTCTGAATACGCTATTGTTTCGAGATGCGGTTTCTCAAAGTTGCCAGCCCAGCGGGTATATTCATCAGTAATACCTTCGCTACTTATCCACGCTATAACTCTTAACGTAGGATTTTCTAATATTAGCTTTGAAAGTTCTTCGGCGTGTTCCTTGTTAAGCTCATATTCCGTTTTCATTCTCAAAACCTCCCACGCTCTTTATTCTTTTGATTTAATCTTGCTTGCGCTTCTTGGCGGTCTTTTTCATCTATCCCTATATCCTCTAACATAGACGTGATTTCGGTCATTAGCTCCGCCGCAACATTTTCAGCGAGAATACCGCCAGTATCTATCCAACTGTCCATTTCGATGTCTAATCCTTCCGGATTACAAGCAATAAAAACTTCCTTAAATGAATTGAGTTTGTCGTCAATACGAGAAAACCATTCCCTTAGTGTCTTTGGTTTTATGTCCGTGCAGGGTATCGGTAGTATTGTTTCAGTCATTTTTACCCCTCGCTTTGATAAATGCTAATTTTCCAGTTACCGTAAGCATCTCCACCCCTGTCGATATACTTTTTTAGTAGACGCTTACTTGTTATCACCTTATTTATACGAGTTGTGTCCATACCTCTCTCTTTTTGATGACGCATAATGTCGGTTAGTGCTTCGATTACTACATCTTCCACTTCTTCCAGTTTGGTAAATACAAGCCATTCTCCCCAGCCATACTTGCTCTCGATTATATCTCCATCGAAATCTATATGGACGATATACGCTTTTTTTATTCGCATTATCCCACCTACTCGCTTTGACAAAATACGATAGCTTTACCCCCGTGATATTGTTTGCGGTGTTCTTTCCCGTGTTCTATCGCCTTGTCCATACTCATTTGCTCTCTTCTCCTTTCGGCTTCCACTCTTTCTTCCACCAACCAGCACACCCGCTACAGCTAAACGACCTACAAGCTCCTTTACGGAAAAGGCCACAAGGCGTACAATAGCGATTGAGTCCACCTTTAACTTGCAAATTTTCTTTTGTCAATCCCGCGTCGAAGTATTCATTCATCACTTCGATAAATTTGTCAAGGTTTGTCATCTGCTCACTTCTCCTTCAACTTCGCAAGCTCCGCGTCAATTTCGCGGATATACTCGACAATTTCACCAGCTTTACGCAAGCCCATTTTATAATCGTTTAGGTATTGCCTGCGCTGCTGCTCCAATTCTTTTGTTCGTTTTGCTTTGTTTTTGATGTTATAACCTCCACTTCCTCGCCTAACCATTTGACAAATTCGCGCCACTTAGGGCATGTATGCCTGTTTATACAAGCATCTTGCGATTTTACCCAACATTTAACGCATAAAATCAAACTTGCAACGCCCTTATTGTTAAGTGTTCGTATTAAATCACCGTTTGTCATAATACAACGCCCCTTGTACGATAATCCTCACCGCCTACAAAAATTCTAATGCACATTCCGTAAATGCGGCTCATTATCCTTTGACCTTCCATGCTATCAATTATGTTTCCGTAACGGTCAACAATAGTCATGCGTCCTATGATTTGTTTTGGATCATAGTTGCTTGTTATAATCATCGGGAGTTTCTCGTTGTAGCGATAATTTATAATGCTAAAGAGTTGCTCGGCAACCCATTCAGTCATTTTTTCCGCCCCCAAGTCGTCAAGTATCAAAAAATCCGCTGTTTTTACGCTCAACAACACTTCGTCCGTGTTGTTGTTCTTGAAACTTGCGCGAATATCCGCCAGTAAATCCGGCACAGAGGAAAAAAGCACCGGTTTGCCTTGTTTTATGCGTTCGTTGGCTACGATGGCGGATAACATCGTTTTCCCTGTCCCACGATGGCCGTAAATATATAGACCTTGTCCCTCGGTATCGTTTATTGCCCATTTCGCCGCTTTTACGGCTTGTTGGTTATCCGGTGTGACGTCATAATCCGCAAAAGTGAGATTTTCATAGCGTTTAGGCACCTTGGCGGATTTAAACAAGCGATTGATTTTTGCTTGTTTACGCTTTTGCTCTTCAAAGTTGCAAATTTTAACGGCATCATAAACCGCGCCATCGACCATTTGTAAAACGGGCATAAATCCGCGTATTGGCTGTTTGCATTCGCCGTTGCAATTTTGGCACGTTTTAATCTCGCGCTCATAACGCAAGATTATATCGCTATGTTTTTCAAGCATTTCCTCGCTTAAATCATAAATCCCACGGATAGCTTTGATTTCTGTCTGCAGCATCGAAGTCGTCAAGCCCTTCGTCTTTTGGCGCGACAATATCGCGTTTGTATCCGCCGGCATTATTTTCTCCACGCATAGTTCCCCCTTTGCGTTTTGTTTCGGCTTTGAATCCGTCCTTTTGCCAGCGTTCAAGAATGGCGGCGATATAGCGCACACTTCTCCCTCCTGATAGCGTGGCTTCTTTTACGGCTTCCGTTAGCCATTTCCCACCGTATCTCAAAAAGAGCGCGTGTAATTCTTGTTCTTCGATTTTCCCGATGTTGGAGTGAAAATTCTCTTGAAAAACCTTGACGGTTGCGGCAAACTCATCATTCTCTTTGTCTTCGGCAAGTGTCAAAGAGCGGTTTTCATTCGTTGCGTCTTCGGCAAGTGTCGCAACATTTGAATTTTCATTCGCGTTTTCCACGGTAGCTGCTGCAGCTTTTTTAGTCTTAGTTTTAGTCTCTGTCTTAGTCTTATTAAGCCCCGGTCTTTCGTCTGCTTTTTGACCTAGGAAACGTCTGTCTTTTGACCTAAAATTTAGGTCGTTTGTTTTTTTATCCTCATTTTTTGACCTAAAATTTAGGTCGTTTAACGGGATAATTTTATATTCGTTCGGCTTTTTGTTTCCGTGGCGTTTTACTTCGATAAATCCTTTTTTTTCTAAAATGTTTACAGCCTTTGCGATGGTGTCCTCGCTTCCTATGTTTACGGCAAAACATAAGCGACTGTAAGTTATCGAAAACCACTCTCGCCAATACAAATCATTATTCAGATAAAACAATTTCATATAGACAACATAAGCGTTCGGCGGTATTCCCTCCGCGCTTGCTTTTCTGTCAAAGGCTTTGAGTTGCGTTATAAATTCCATATTCTCTCGTGCCTTTCTTTAGGGGCAGAAACGGCATCTTTCCCCTTTTTAATCAAGATAGGAACGGCATCTTTTCTTGATTTTTGTGAAGATAGGAACGGCATCTTTTCTTCACCTATGAGGTATAAACCTCTACACCCGTCAATTCTTGCATTTTCCTCTTAAAGCGAACGGCATCGCTATTGTCATCGGATAAATGAAGTAGGCGTATTTCTTTCAAACGGCTCATATCGTTCTTTCTTATAAACTCCATAGCCGCCTCAATGCTCATATGAGTTTTTAAAATACGCTCCGCTAATTTCAAGGGAAGTTTGCCCTCCTTGGCTCTATCCATGATAATTTCCCTTGAATGATTAGCCTCCAGCATTATATGAGTAATGTCCTTAAAAATATAAGGGACATATTCGGCATCCACAATGTATAATAATTTTTCGTCTCCCGCCTTGATAAAATAACCAAAGCAAGGGACATCGTGCGGAACGTCGAAGGAAGTTACCGTAAAATCGCCTACAATTAGACTTTCTTTAGCTTCTATGGCTATAACTCCCTTAAACTTATCCGCCGTATCTTTCGGCGCGTAAACCTTTATACCTCGCTTTATAAGTTGCGGTATGGCGTTTGAGTGATCGCCGTGTCTGTGGGTTACAAAACAAGCGTCTATCTTTGAGCTGTTAAACTCAGTCGCTTGTTGAATTTCTCTAAAAGCGACTCCCGCATCAAGGAGAAGGGTTGTATTTTCATATTGAATAATATGGGCGTTCCCCTTGCTCCCCGACGCGATTGTCTTAACCTCTATCAAAACTTAATACCTTCGGCTTCCCCTTCATCGAATGGAGGAGCGTCTAATATTTCTCCTGTTTCCATGTCTACGTTAGGCTGCGGGGCTTCTTCAAAGGGTTCTTTCCCTGTGTTCTGTTCGACTTCCTCCGCTACTGCGTCAATGGTCTTGTTATCAACGTATTCAATGTTGCCGTTGGCGTCTATCGTTCCGCCGTCCGCTTGCAACGCTCTTGCAAGATTGGAGCTTTCGGTATCTATAGACATTATGCCGTATTTGGCTATCAAAAGCTTTAATACGGTCTTTGTCGCCATCGCGTCAAAGTTCGTAGTCCATGGAGACATTTTGCCGCCTCTGTTTTTGTCGTAGGCGTAACTTTGAGAATATTTTGAGGCGTGTTCTTCCATTTCCTCTTTCGTCATGTAAAGAGTTTTGGAAAATCCGTTAATCATCTCTATATAAGCGACATAACCGATAACTTTGTTGCTTGTTTTCTCGCCTTTTATAATCTGACCCGTTATAAAGTCTATCTCTTTAATTTGCCCTTCGTACACTACTCCGGCATTGATGGTCTTATATTGCCCTGAGCGCTCCGCAAGTTGCACATATCCTTTCCAGCCCATTTGGAATTGCGCTTGTTGCTCCCCTTTGACTTTGTAAGGAACGATATACGCAAATCCCAAATTCTTGTTTATCGGGAGTTTCAACGTTGCCGCTTGTAATGCGGCGGCTATTATCGTTGTGGGCGTTTCAATTTCTAGAAGCGCCGGCGTTTCGTTGCATACGGATAGAATAGACGAGATGAAACCATCAGCGTGCTTGCCTAATGCTTCCGTGAAGCGAGCTTTTACTTTTTCCGTGCCTAACCACTCTGTAAGTTGTTTACGTCCGGCGTTTACTTTTTCCGCTTTGGATAACTGATTCCAGTTTTTAGTTGCTACTGCGTTTGCCATAAAATCAATCCTTCCTTAAACTTGCTCTATTCTAAATCTCTCCGTATCGGTAGGAGATACGATAAGCCTTATAACTTGCCCTAAAACTTTCATAGGACTTGTTACGCTTTCCGCTTGGTCTATGATTACGGGCAAATTCACGCCGTAATGCTTGTTAAGCGTGTTCACTATGTCAAGCTGAGAATTTACCTTGGCGGCAAAGTTTAAGCTGCGGTATTCAACCCATTCTCCGGCAGAATTTTGCGCCGTAGGTTCACATACTTCTTTTAACCCGCCGTTTATCTGGTCGCGGAAAAGTATAAACTTCGTTATGGAAAAATGCTTGTTTATGCTATCCGTTACCATTTTTGCCTTTTTGCGGGTAAATTCTTCCGCTAAATATATCCCATGGTCAAGATAATCAAGTCGTTCCGAAGTCGCTTTTAGCTCTTTTTGAAGCTCCTCGATACGCTTTTGAAGTTCTTTCGACGCGTCAATCTTTGCAATTTGCGTATTTGTAAGCTCAATTTTAGCCTTGACTTCATCAATAGCCGCGCCAAAAGTGTTGTCGTCGGTTTTCGCCTTCGTTGTTGCAAGCTCTTCAAGCTTCTTTTGGAGTTCCTTGTATTCTTCGGTTTCCTCAAAACTTGGTATCTCTTTTAATTTTGCCTCTATTTCTTGCTTTTTCCGCGCAACTTCAATGTGTTTCATGTTCAAGTCTTGAAATTCCGCTTTTAGCTTTTGGAGTTTTTCTTCCGCGGCTTTTATCTTGCCCTGACTGCACGCTTGCCCTTCTTCGTTAATAGCCGTCAATCGTTCGGATTTATCGCGGTTAAACTTAGCTTTCAATTCTTCTATGCGCTCTTCTTGCAATTTTTGGCCGCAAGTGGGGCAAATTTCCGCGCCCTCGTCCCATTTTTTGGCGCTTAACTTTGTATATTCGCCTACAAGCTTTTGTCGCTTGTTTTTCATATTGGCTAAATCGTTTTCAGCTTTAGGAACGTCTTTTTCCATATTCTTCCTGATAGACGCGCTTATTTTGCTTCGTTCGATTTCAAGTGCGTCTATCTCTTTCATCTTTTCCTGCCTTGCCAGCGCCGTTTTTTCAAGATAGACGGCTCTTTTTTCGGCTATTTCCGTTTTCAATGCGGCAATGGCGGCTTTGTTGCTATCGTCCTTGTTCGCGTCCCTTTTCTGCTCCAAAAGGCTTTCTTTTTCCGCTTCAAGTTTCTTTAGCTCGCCTTTTAGTCCTTCAATATCTGGCAAATTCTCAGGCAAAGACTTTGTCGCTTCGTCGATCCGCGTGGGTATAAGTTCTAAATCTTTGTTTAGCTTGCGTCTTTGTTCGCAAGCTATTGATTTCCATTGCTCTATCGTGTAGAGCTTTTCATCATTGCCTGGTATTTTTAGGAAATTTTTCAAGTCTTGAAGTTCTTTTGAAGTGTTAAACACATCTTCATCGGTAAACTCCTCCGCAAGCTCGAAGAGGATTTTCCGTTTTTCCTCGGTTTTCATACTTTCGGTAAAATACGAAAGTACCAACAACATTTTAGCTTTATCAAGAGATATTCCCAAAATACGCTCTATTGTCGCGTTATAATCCTTTTGCTTACTCTTCACGCCGTCAATGTAATAATCGACGACGTTTCCCGTGTACTCTGCGACTGCCGCACCCTTCTTTTTGGTGTATTTTTCGTAAAAATCCTTTTTAAGCGTCATTTCTTCGCCGCTCTCAAGTTTTACTCTCATTTCGGCGATATGGTGTGCCTCTTTAAGTCCCGCCGTTTTAGGGTTAAACTCCTTTTCTTCCGTCGCGGGTCTGTCAATGAGAAGATAACATATAGCGTTTGCAATTGTGGTCTTGCCTACGCCGTTTGCACCGTAAATGTCCGTATCCTTGCCCCTAAAGTCAATGTGCGAACTTTTTATCCCTCTAAAATTCATAAGAGATAGTCTTAAAATTTTCATTGTTTTTCCTCCAATTTTACGCTATAATCAGCGTATCAAAGTTTTTTTGTGTGCCTTGTGGATTGTAGCGATTCCACAAGGCTATTTTTTTGTTTGTGTCAATATATGGCAAAAAATCACTCCCCTAATCCATCTCAAAAACCTTTTAAACAAACTGGCTTTTTCAATTACCGGCTCTTCTTCCTCAACGATTTTTTCTACGCGTCGTTGTCGCCGTGCTTCAAGTCTTGCGTTAAATCCATTCAAAAAATTTTCCCACTGTTTTTGATTTTCACGGTCTTTCACAGCTTTTTTGCGATAATGTTTTCGCCCCATCACATCATAACCGCTAACATCAGAGCAAATAGTGAAAAACCGCCGATAGAAGCTAACATACTTTTGATAAAATCTTTAAATTCAGCTTCTCTTTGTTGCCTTTCAAACTTTGCTCGTCTCATCTCGTTCCAGTCAAACTTTGTCATCATTGGTAACTTCCTCCTATCAATTATCCGCAAAGAACGGCTGCTAAAAATATCAGCCCTAACACCGCCGATAAACTCTTAAACGCTTCTTTGTTTTGCTCGTTCAAAGTCCCGCCTCCCTCGCTATGTACTCATTAACGCTCGATTCTAAAATTCTTCTCCTGCCGCCAGGCGAAGTTGAAGTTTTGAAATTGCCGTCTTTTATCAGCTTGTCAAGCGTGGGGCGAGAAACTTTTAGTCGTTCGGCGGCTTCTCCTGGCAACAGGAAACTCATTTTCTCGCTCGTGTTTTCGGTTTTTTGCTTTGCTTTCAACTCGCTAAGCTCTTTCATCAGCGCGTTGTAATATGGCTTTATAGCGTTTTCAACCGCTTTATCAACCGCCTTTACAATAGCGTCCTCAATCGTCATATTGTTATCACCTTCCCTATATATTCGCGAACAAATCCTATTTCCTCATTCGCGTACAATGGCTTTTTAGGCGTTGTATCAATTATTGGTTCCGGCTTCTTTTTTTCTGCTTGCCCTCTTCTTAATTCCCATAGATGGTTACTACATTCTCGAGAACAAAATTTTTGGTGGCTCTGGCAATAATAGACGGTAAATTCTTTCCCACACCAAGCGCATTTATTAGTAACCTTGCCTTGCTTTCTCATATTTTCACCACCTTAAAACAAAACTAACTGCTCTGAAACACATTTTCCTAATCGACAATTAAGAGCTTGTCGAAAATCTTTAGTTCTTCCTATAGATAACCCATGAGCTAATCTTTCTTCTTCAAGTTGAAACCTTATTTCCAATTCTTGTACGGAATAATCAGCCTTAAATTTTCGCCACGTCTTACTTTGCCAATCTAAAAGTTTTTCCCATAAATCAGGAAAATGCTTTCTAAGTTTCCTCAATTCATCAAGATTTTTCAGTGGGCAACACCAACACGACACTCTCCCGAAAAGTTCATATAACCCGCCCCAATCGAATCCTTTGTCATAACAATATTGTAAACAGTCAGCTTCCGTCCACTCCCATTCAACAAGAGGGTAGTTTTTATCTCTTATTCTTTTGGGTTCGTCGGCGGCTATACCTACATATTCGATAACTTCATAAGATTTCTTCAACTCTCGAATATGCTTGTTTATCGCTCTGGTTTTGAAGTAGGTTGTGCACCATCTTTCCGTCATCGACCCGAAGGAATAACCATGCTTAAGCCTTCCGTCCCTTGACGAAAATTCACGTTCCAACAACATATATTCATAATCATGTTCTGGAATAAGGCGGGTGATTTTTCTATCAATGTATTTTTCCACTTTGGCAATGTGTTCATACAGTGCCGGAAATTCAGCAGTCGTGTCTGCAAAAACAATTTCGTCTATCGGCATTTTTAACTCAATCATACGTAGAAGCATTGCCGTGCTGTCCTTGCCCCCGCTAAATGAGACTATATGATATTTTTGCATATTTCCATAATACCCTCGTGGCTTGTCTGCAAACAATGTTTAAAATTCTTCATTAAACTTATCAAGTATGCGGTTTAATTCGTTGAAGCGCTCTTTAAACTCGGTAATATCCGATAACGCTTCTTTGTATATGTCCGTACCTTTTACCGCTTCATCATCAATCGGAAAGTCCGTTTCAAAGTTATCCTCCATATTCGCCAAATCGCAACCGACCGCATCCGCCTCGTCCGCTATCAATTCGCGGATTATGTTATACTGCGCTAATGTAAATTTCATAACTTGCTCCTTTCTCACACAACCGCCGTGGCTGGTTTATTTTCCCGTTCTGTCGCTATCCAATTGTCTACCTCGTTTATAGCGCTTTCGACTGTCTTTACGCGTCCTTGTAGCGCAACTCTTAAGGTTTTCAACGCCGCGATTTTCGTATACCCTACCGCGCACAAATGATAGGGATAAATAATAGTGTTAATTTCGTCATAACGAACATACGTCGTTGGAAATTTTTTGTAAAAAAGCGGTTTTCGCAACTGGTATCGCTTGAGTGGTTCGTCGTCTTCCGCTTCAACTTTTATTTGACCGATTGACATAGTATATAAGTCTTCGACATAAGCAAAATATAATGTTTCCATAATCTCACCTCACACAACCGCCGTGGCGGGTTTACTTCTTCTGATACCTTCGGCGATGCCGCTTTTGTATGCCATTTCAAAAATCGCGGCGTTACTTAAGATTTCCGCTTTTACTCTATCCGGCAAAATCTTTAAAACATCTCTGTATTCCGCCGTGTCTTTGTATCTTTCTCCCATTTTCTCACTTCCTTTCAATTCTAGCGGCTCGCGCCGCTTTTTTGTTTGCTTTGCTTGTTGATTTACGATTATTTTATATTGTTTTACAACAAATGTCAAGAGTTTTTGTTGACTTACAACATTTTTTTTGATATATTCTTATCAAGAGGTGATTTAAAATGAAAGAACGCATAAAAAAATTGCGTAAAGAATTAAATCTTACGCAACAAGAATTTGCAGAAAAAATAAAAATTAGTAGAAATAATATCGCAACATACGAAACAGGTAAAAGTAACCCTAGTGACGGAACGATTAACCTCATTTGCCGCACGTTCCACGTCAATGAAGAATGGCTGCGGTCTGGCGTTGGCGAGATGTTTCTTCCTCAAGAAGAGTTTAACCTGCTCGACGATCCTTCTTTAGACAATATGGACAAAGAAATATTAAAAATTTATGTTTCTCTTCCTCAAGACCTTAGAGACGCATTAAAAGAAATTACCAAACGCTTCGCCGCCGCGTTCATAGAAAAGCCCGCGCCCGAAAAGCCGGATGCGCTTTCTGATGAAGAATGGGAGCTTATAAAAAAGCGTCGCTACGAACAACATATAAATATTGTTGAAGGCGGTATCGACAATAAAGGCGGGACGATTCATTTTTGATAAATAAAAAATCATCTTGTCAAAAACGACTTTTTTTGACAAGATGACCACACTTTTTTATATCATGTTGTCAAAAATGACTTTTTTTGACAACAGAAAAATGGAGGATTTTTTATAATGATTTATGAAACGTTAAAAAAAATACATTATACCGTGCCACTAGAAGTAGAAGATATTTATAGATCACGCTATAATGCTCCGTTTACAAAACATTTTCCTTTCGATATAAAACAACTTAACAGAAAAAATAAATATCCCGCTTTCCTATGCTATACGGAAGAACTTTTGTTGTTGATTGAAAAAATTTATAAAAATTATGAAAAATTTCTTTATAAGGTTAATTCAGTGCCTCCCGTTGTTTTACACCAATTTGCGTTAGCTTGCATTGTTGACGAGGTAAAAGCGACAAATGACATAGAAGGGGTTTATAGCACAAGACGCGAACTTAAAGAAGTACTTGACGGACTCTCGGAAAAGTCGCAGTTTTCCTCTATTGTTAATAAGTATCATAATCTTATAAACAAAGAAAAATTTTTGTTTGATACTCCTTATAACATAAGAAAATTTTATGACAATTTTGCTCATAAAGAAGTGATTGCCGCAAATCCTAAAAATAGATTAGACGGCGAATGTTTTCGTAAAGAAATTGTAGAAATTACCACGCCAACCGGAAAAATAATACATAAAGGATTATATCCCGAAAATATCATCATAAAATATTTAAACATAGCGTTAAATGTATTGAATGATGAAAATATACCAAGTTTAATTCGATTCGCGATATTTCACTTTCTTTTTGAATATATCCATCCATTTTATGACGGCAACGGCAGAACCGGCAGATTTATTACTTCTTATTATATCTCGCAGCATTTTCATTACATAATTGCCTTGCGACTTTCTGTTATTATAAAAAAACATCGCAAAAAATATTATGATTTATTTAATAGTACGGAGGAAGAAGTAAATCGTGGAGATTTAACTCCGTTTGTCTATGGTTTTATTCAGATTATATCCGATACATTTGACGATGTAATTGAAATACTTGATAGAAAAATGGCGCAGTTAGTCAAGTATAAAGAAAAACTCTTTAATATAATTCCTTCCGATGAACTCAATCAAAACTTATATTTTATCCTTTTACAAGCAAGTTTATTTTATGGACAAGGCGTTTCTATGCAAGATCTAATGAAAATAACCGGTAAATCCCGCAACACAATAAAATCGCGTTTACTCTCCATGCCAAAAGATCATATAATTAAACGTAACGCTAAAACACATTATTACAAGCTCAATATGTTGTTATTTAACGATAAAAAGCAAAATCCCCGCCGTTAAGCGGGGATTATATAAAGAAAGGAGGAGGATTGTAGAATATATATGCAAAACTTTCATCAGGAAGTATTATTTTCTATGAAAAGCAAGTTGACGGCTTACTTTTCATATTGCCTAACCAGTCCATTGGAATGATATAAGCGTATCTCGATTTCGCATTGTCATTATAACACCTTCGCGGCTTGTCTGCAAACAAATATTTCGTGAAAGGAAGTTATAATATGGCAACTTTACGTACCAGAAAACGCGGTAAAACTTGGAGTTACAACTTTGACGCTAAAACTTTAGACGGCAAAAGAAAAATAGTCGAAAAGGGAGGTTTTGCAACAAAAAAAGAGGCATACGACGCGGGAACCCTCGCATACGCTTCGTATAAAAACGGCAATATCGGTTTAACCAGCGGAAGGATCCCTTGCAAAGATTTTTTTGACAAGTGGCTCGCTGTCAAGGAAAAGGAAGTGAAAGCAACGTCTTTTGAGGTTATCGCCATACGGATAAAAAGAATACTCCCTTATATTGGCGAAACAAAACTTCAATCTCTCCGTCCTCGTGATGTGGACAAAGTTATTTCCACTCTCGCCGATGAAGGAGCGGCGTACAACACAATCAGCGGTATTCTCACCACTCTAAAGAACGCTCTCGATTATGCGGTTTATCCTTGCGAACTTTTGCGCGACAATCCGGCGCGACTTATCAAAGTACCAAAAAGAGCGCCCAAAGGGATAATAAAGCGTCAAGTTATCGGCAAAGAAAAACTTAACGAGCTGCTAACCGCATATCCCTTCGGACACCCGTACCATATGCCTATTATTATAGCATATCATACTGGAATGCGTCTAGGGGAAGTTTTAGGGTTATGTTGGGACGCTATCGACTTTAAGGCGCAAAAAATTTCTGTTGTCCGTCAACTTAGCGATACAAGAAGCATGGGTAAAATTTTCAGCACGCCGAAAACAAAATCAAGCGTGAGAGAAATTTTGATAGACAATCAGCTTGTGTCTATTCTAAAAGAGTGGAAAAACAAGCAAGCGGAAAACGAACTCTCGCAAGGCGCAAGTTATTATCACGCGTATGAGGACGAAAACTGCGGATTGTGGCAAATAAGCAAGAACCAAGACCCGCCGGAAAACTTCACACGCCGTCAGTTGGTATGCACAACAAAAGACGGAACAACAATTTATCGTACGTCGATAGGGACAGCGTTAAGGAAGCTCGGAGTGAATTTCCATAGCCTACGCCACACGCATACGACAATGTTAATAGAAGGCGGCGCGATTCCAAAAGACGTAGCGACAAGGTTAGGGCATACGGACGCGACAATAACGCAAAATCTATACACCCACGACACGGAAGAAATGCAGAAAAACACAGTAGAAATCTTTGAAAACTTAATTTTGTGATTATGTAGGCAAATCCGTAGGCAAATAAAATTAAATGTTGATTTTATCGGGTCTTGTGGGGTTTTTCTGCTTATGTCATACATTTACGCAAATAAAAACTAACGCAAACCAACATAAACCGAAAGACCGCATAAATAAAAGGCTTGAGAAGTTTTTTATAAACTAACGAAAACTAACATAAAACAGTTTTAAAAAGATATTTTGTAGGCAAATTGTAGGCAATTTCAAAATTTAGCAGACAAGCCGCGAGGGTATTATTTCACATCGTAACAAATAAATTTCCCCGTGCCCACTCGATGCGTTCTAAAGATTTTTCATAATACCCTGCGTCAAGTTCAAAACCTAAAAACTGCCTATTCGTATTTATAGCCGCTATCGCCGTTGTGCCGCTCCCCATGCAAGCGTCAAAAACTAACTCGCCCTCGTTTGTGTATGTCTTTATAAGATATTCGCATAAAGCTGTCGGCTTTTGCGTTGGGTGAAGAATGTTGTTTTTGTTTGTAGCTGTGTTTGATGAACTTTTGAATTTTTGAACATCGTGAGGAAATCTCATACCGTCATAACTTGTAGTAAATTGACCGTTTTTTTCTTTTCCATAATTATTAGAAGCTCCGTGAGTTTTAACATACGGCTTTCCTTGCGTCTTTTGAGGGTTATATGTCGGTAACGCTGAATAAAATATCAAAATATTCTCGTGCGCCCGTAATGGCATTTTGTGGGCGTTCAAAAAACCGGCGGGGCTCGTCTTTTGCCATATCCACTCATAACGAAACATCTTTTTATTGCTCATTATAAGCTCCGCGCCAAAAGGCATTTGAGAAAACAAGCATATAGCGGCGTTTTTTTTCGTTATGCGTTTAAACTGCTTCCATAGCGGCTCAAAAGGTATTCGAATATCCCATTTATTATTTGTCGTACCATAAGGCAAATCGCAAAGTATCATATCAACCGAGCCGTCCTCTATCTCTTTCATACCCTCTAGGCAGTCCATATTGTAGATTTTGTTTAACTCTAGCATTTCTTCTCCCTTATTTATAATTTATTTTCGTCCGCAACGCAAATATTTCAAGCGTTGCGGACGTTTTGTTTTTATCTGCTCATCATTCGTTCAACAATAACGAGAGTCCGCAACATATCCCGCGACAAGTCAAGCTCCGCGCCGTCGCCGTTGATAAATCCCTGCTCTATCATTCGTTCCACCGTGCTTTTCGCCCACTCGGGCAATTCTTCCACCGTGTTGTATCTTTTTTCATTCATATTACTTGCCCCCTTACTGGATCCAAGAGTTGACCCTTCCGCTTTCACTGCATAATCTTCATAAAACTCTTGCGAATATCCCGCACGTTTCGCTTTTTGTCCTTCGCCTTGGTCTGCCGGTCGTTCAAAATCTAATAAAAATGCGTCGCTTGCTTCGCGGACGCTTGTCGCATCGTAAAGTCTGTGCATTAAGCCATCATAATAAATTAGCTCGCTCCACAAAAATTCAAGCTGCATATCGAGGTCGCCTATGCTCACGCCCTTCATCTTCGAGTAATCGTACAACGCCGCTTTTCTCGCGTAATAAGTCCACTGCGCTAAACCGTACCCTGCGCCGTCGTATATGAAATCTTCTTCGCGATATTCTCCGCTATCTACTTTCGCCGTGTATTCCTCATCGCTCCCTAAAAATTCATGGCTATTTTGTAGGTTATTTGAAATAAGCCCGCTTTCCGCGTACAAATTCCCCATGATCCCCGCAACAGCACAATCGTTTAGTTTTTTGCTTTTGAAGAATTTCCATATTTTGATTGCGGGAATTTCGTTATTTTGCGTTTGTGAAGTTTCGCTTTGCGTTTGTGAAGTTTTTTCCACGCCGTAACGATACCAATTCGCATTTCCCACAATATCATCAATATGCGAAAATAAATTCTTTCCTGGGCAAGCCGTCGGCATTAGTTCCCTATGCCCGACAATATGTTCTCTGTCCGTTGGAATATTCCAGTCAGCGCAAAGGTTTCCGATAAGGTGAGCAAGTTTCCCGAGTTGTATTTCCGTCGGCGCGCCTATTTCAAAATTTCCGCAAACGTGAATACCGATAGTATGAGAATTTTCGCCGTAAGCGTGAGAACCTATTGCCCATTCAGGTCTGCCCCTTTCGATAGTTCCGTCTTTTCTTATGACGAAGTGATAACCTATACCCACCCAACCTTGATTTAAATGCGACTGGTGAATTTCTTCCGCGCTTAAATCATCGTCTGTCGGATTGCCAGTATGATGAATAACTATCATATCCGTAGTGCCGCGCTCTGATAAATCGCCAAAATTTAAATTTGTTTCTACAATGTTTACTCTTTCCATAACTACCTCCGTTTCTGCAAATAAAAAGCCGCCTTAAAAACTAAGACGGCTTAAATTCACTCCGCGCCCTGCTTGACGCTATCCGCAAAAATTTCTTTTTTGTTGTCAGGATTAGACGGAGGCGGCGAAACTCTTTCCGCTTTCGCCTTGTCTGCGTTTGCGCTCACGCGTCCTCCAATATAACCCACCATTCCCGCCGCTATTTGCCCTGCTAAATTCTCGATGCCTTTATAGGTGCCGACGAGTAAAGCCAAGCCTAAAAAGATAACGGCTATAAGGTATTCCATACTTATTTTGTCAAATTGCAACTTCTCTAATAGCTTATTCATTCGCCGCCTTCCCCCTTTTTTTCGCTTTCTTTATACCGCGGACGTGGAATTTTTATATTATGCGTTTGTTCGCAAATATCCACTATCTCATCTAACCTATGATGCGCTGACCGCGCTCTTTGGTCTATTTCGGCTATTTTCACGCTCATAGCGTGCCACCGCTCTTCATTTCGCCTTATGTCTTCTCGAAGTTCTTCTATCGCTCTCTCAAACCTTGTTATTGCGTTGTATAAAGGTCTAAGTACGGCAAAATGAAATAAACCTCCGAGCAAGCCTAAAACCACGGCTATATGTTCCAATTCTTCAAGCCCCATATATACCCCCTAACACAAAAGGCGGCAGAATAGCCGCCTTTTTCGCTATGCTCCTGCCGCCGTTATTTTATTTGCTGCCTTTTTTCTTCGTTAGTATCAGTTTCGGGTACATATCTCACACATTCAGGATTTTGGCAAGTGCCATCCTCTCTCAATTCTTTCCTACAACGAATACAACGCTTTTTGATAATAGCCATAGCTTATTCCTCCTCTATAATCTTTCTATATTCTTCATCATACCACGCATCCAGCACCGTCATTTCCTCTGTAATAGCCGATGCCGTTTCCGTATCGCCGTGAATTTGCGTGTCAGTGTACTGGTTGCACAATTCGTTTTTCTGTTGCGTGTAGTCAGCGTCAAGCCTTGCGATTTTTTCTTCCGGCGTGGGAGGTTTCGGCGGCTCAGGTTCGGGCTTAGGCGGGTTGTTCTTGTCCTCAACGTACGCCCACGCCTCGCCGTTCCACTGCACAAGATAGTGTTCTTTTGGCGCAAGTTCCATAGGCACTTCCGTGCTGTTTGCGGGTATAATCCACTCTTTTGTCACGGGCGTTTTGTCATCACGCTCGTTGAGGATATGCGTTCCCGCATAGTATCTTTGAATGTCGTATAAGTATACGGTTTTTGTTTTCATTGATTTCACTCCTTAATATTTAATCTGAACAATGAGGGAGAGGGCAGGAGGCTGTACGGTGGTAGAGGCGGAGTAGATGGGGTTGGAGAGAGAGGCGTCAAAACCCAAACGATTTGCTTGATAACCTCCATTGACTTGTTGAAGATGTATAGCTTCTGTGAATTCATTTGTTGTGGTAAAAGCTCCTTCAATATTCATAAAACATGCTGTTACAGCTGATGCTGTGGTGCCCGGTGTCGCAGCTCTGGCGGTTCCCGTCACATTTGGCAACCCCGCATCCACGCTCTGCACACTCGCGCCACCCTGCAACACTCTCCCCGTCGCGTCTGGCACTCTCAAAGTGTCGTTCGTATCATCATAGACATAAAGTGCCTTATTATCTGCCCACGCCGTATCGTCTGCCGCTAAAAGTGACGGATTATCCCGCACGAAATCGACAAGGCGCGGATAGTTTGTTTTGGCGTTCGATAACAACGCGCCGTTGGCTTGAACGTAGCCTTTGCGCAACACGGGCGACATTTTTATATCGCCTACTTGCGCCCCGTCGCGGATATCGCACACGAGAAAGACGGCTGTTCCGTCTGTTACATATTGTCCTGCTTGAACCATATTTTATCATTCCTTTCTTTGAGCACACCGCCCAAAGAAAGGGCGGTGTCAATATCGCATTATCGCGAATGTGTTGATTGCTGGGGGCTGGACGGTGGTAGATGCGGAGTAGATTGGGTTTGAGAGGGAGGCATAAAAATAAAATTTATCAACAACTGAGAAGCCATTCAAATCATACTGATATACTCCCTTATTGGGACTATATTGTTCAGTCTGAATAGCACCCGTTCCAAATGGCATACTTGCTGTATTGTTATACCCTGTAGAAGCTATATTTCCCCCGATTATGTTTGGCAGCCCCGCATCCCTTCCGCTTCCAACTCCCGTTTCCGTAAACTGCGCCATTCTTCCAGTCCAGTTTGGCAGTACCATTGTAGTAGAGCCGTCGCCTTCGCCAAAAAGGCCGGGATTCGCCGTCGTGTCATCCGTCCACAAATTGTAAGTATCAGCAAGCGCAACAAGGCGGGGATAATTCGACCTGTTGACCGTTCCCCCTTCGAGTTTTACATATCCCGCGGGGAGGAACATCGAAGCCCGAACCTGCCCCACAGGTGTACCGTCTCTTACATCGTCAATGATAAATGTGCACGTACCATCAACAATTATACCCCCCCCGATATAATTCCAGAGAAATCTGGCTCTGTTGCGGCTGTTGTCCCTGCCGTTACACATTCGAGACGGAGATAAGAGGGGAGGGTGCGGGAATAGGCGATATCTCCCACAGCATACGCCCTATTCCGCGTCAGCATATTGTACGCGCTATTGATAGAGTGCGCCGTCCATATCACCGTTCCATCTGCAATCCATGTCCCGTCAATAGCTGCTGAAATCGCCGCCGTTGGTTCCGTTGTCCCCGTCGTTCCTGCCGTGGTACATTCAAGGAACATACCTCCTGCAAGGGCAGGACAAAAGGCGATTGTACCGACAGTGTAAGGCGTGGAGCGGGTCAACACATACGCGCCGAAAGGATAACTCAATATCTTCCAAACAACGGTGCCATCCGTGACAATCGCTCCAACCTTCTTGTCGGGGATATACAGCACTCCCGTTCCAGTATTGCCCGCAACAATGCACTGCAAGTAGTACCCTGTCGGAAGCTCGGAATATGTTGCGAAGTCTCCCACCTCATACGGGGAGCCCTCTTTTCTTCCCTTGGATTCTGTATCCGCTTCTACCGTCTGCACGCGGTTGTTCAAATCCTGCGTCTTGAGGTCTGTGTTTCTCTGCAACGCGTCGAACATGGTTCTTGCGGGCGGTGTGCTACCAACAACATTCCACCCCTCTTGATAGTCTGCGTCGCTGAACTCATACGGTGTCAGCGGGGAATTTTGCCCCCAAATCAAGTCAAAATTTGGTGTGTTAGGCATATTTTATTCACTCCTTTTGAAAACTAAAAAATATCGGTAAAGGTGCCGATGTCAAAACCTTTGGCGTTTTGTTGTCCAAGAAATCCGAAATAGTGATTATAGTTGAAATATCCTTTGTAGCGAAGCCCAACGCCTCCCGCGCGGATAACAAGGTCTATCGCATTGGCAAGGAGAATTTCGTTCGGGGTCAGAACCTTCCCGATGGAAACAGCTATGTTCGCGTTCCCCGTTTCGTGCAGGAAAACAAATCTTGCATTGAATATAAATCGTAAGCTTGCTATCGTATCCTCTGCTGTTCCTCCTGCCGTGTTCACCATGATTTTTTGTGCAAGGGCAAGACGATATTCTGGGTCAGAGAGGTTGTAGTTTGCCAATGCTATTTCGTCAGCATCACGGAACCTTGCACCACCGAACCCTGTGACATTCGGCTGTCCATAAAATCCAAAGAACTGCAAAGCAAAAGCCTCTTTAGCTTCGCGTGACTGACCGACAATTTCCCCTATTCCGTCTAACTGTCGCCCTTGCGCTCTGTCAAGGTGCCTATCGCGGTTCACGGCTAAAATTGCCTTGTCCAGTTCGTCAAGTTCTTGACCTATCCCCGTAAGTATTGCGCGCAAGATGGGTTTATCATCGTATATTTCGCCGTCGATAACGTCCCATTGAAACTCTGAAATAAGGTGTTGCCGCATTCTCTCCACATGGTCTATATACGGGTCGGGTTCCGGCGCGGGTTTTAGAACAATTCGCCGCGTTCCATAGGAATCGTCTACGGCATTTGCTACGTCTCGCCGCGTGTCAAACATACGATAAATTTCACCGTAATCACGCCATCTGCCAACATCGAAAGGCTTTGCTGTCGGCTGCCCCTCAAAGCCAAGGAACATACTGTCATACTTCGGTCGAATAAGCGTCAGCCTTGTTCGATATGGTCTGTAGTGCTCCGTCGTATCTCGAAAACGTCCACGGTCGAAGGGAATTGCGGCAGGTTGTCCATAAAAGCCAAGGAAAAGGCTATCGAATTTTGGTGTAATAACCTGTGCCCTTGTGTCGAATCGTCTGTAAACGTCCCCAGGATTTCGGAACTCCCCAACATCGAAGGTCTTTGCGTTCTTCTGATTGAAAAACGCAAGGAATTTTCTGTTGAATTTCGGTGTAATGACTTCCGCCTTGGTGTCAAACTTTCGATAAACGTCACCTGCGTCTCGAAATTCTCCAGTGTCAAAAGCTTTCGCGTTCTTTTGGTTGAAAAACGCGAGAAATTTGCTGTCCAAAATGCTCATGCAACCGCCCCCTTCATGGAGAAGGGACGGGGACAACATGCCCATAGACGTTCACCACCACAGAAGTGTCTACCATGGCATCTTCTGTTCCATCCGTGGAAACCTTAAACCAGATTATTTTGTTCGTATCGCCTATGACGTCGGTGATTTGCAAATAATCATCATACGTCGCGGCCTCTGCCTCGATCTCATCAACGTAAGAATCATCAGGCGCTACTTTCCACATGGAAGCCGTCGCACCGCTAAATGATACGAGTGTTGTTCCCGTGGTTTGATGTCCTTCCGTACATCTCAACGCCATTTTGACAATGGTAAAATTCGCGTACTTAGTATTCACGATAACATTTATGGGGAACTGCTGTGTCGATTCGGAAACAACCTGTCCATTCGTTCCTCCGGCGGTTGGGTTATTCATAATAAGTTCAATCGTTCCTTCGTCCATCTTTTCACCTCCCATTATGAAACGACTTCAACACTAATATTGCTTTCGGCGAATGTCGCAACCTCGCGCGGCGAAATAATCACATTATCGCTCGCGTATGTTACTCCATCCGTCGATGCGGTCAACTGAATGTAGCCTACGGCATTTGACGCCGCATTCATAATCGTGCAGAAGAATGATTGCAAAATGACGTCCTTTCCAACGCCGAGCGCATTACCTTGCGCCGCGATTGCTTGTTTTATAAGCACTAACGCCGCAGAAGAAAGAGCCTTCTCGGGATTGGGCGTAATTTCGATTTTTAAATATACGGGAACCAAGGTCGGACGGTTAAAATTCATCGTATGTGTTACGCCTTGCGAATCGTTCACGTTTGCCGACTGCGTCCCGAAAGTATCAATTCCCGCCGCCTTATGCGTCCATATCGCGCTTGCAATTGCGGTGTCATTTCCGCCATCTACAACGGCCTCAATGGAATGCGGCGGTCTTCCGAAGGCATCCGTATCGTCGGAAGTATTTTCATACACAAGAGCAACCGTTACTCCGTCCACATTGTAAAGAGCTGCTTGTATCGCCTCCACCATAGCAGATGCGCGATTATAAACGCTCCGGCTCCATCGTGAACGCAAGGCGTTGTCCGTTTCGGCGTCTCTGCCTACTACTGCCGGAGCATCGTTTTCGACGCTATTCCAACCCGCATAAGAAGTGACAATTTGCGTTATTGTTCCAATGGTGGGGTTTATTGCTCCTGGCGTATCGCATCGAAAATTAAAGGGCGATGCAACGACGGAAACTGCCAATTCAGAGCCGACAAATACTGACATTGTTTTTGTCGGGTCGTTCATTGAAATCATAAGAACGCCGTTATTATTCGCAAATGTCCTGTCCGTGAAGGAGAAAAGCGCAGCTAGATTTACCAAAACACTGTTGACGGTGTCCAAATCGGTTGCCGTGTATGATTGTGTTTCATCATCAATAGTGAGACTATAAACCGTCCCTTCAACGATTGTGGAGCTAATCGGCTTTATGCCCACCACATTCGCCCTTGATGCCTCAATTGGCAAATATACGTCTTGACAAGAATAAGTATACTTACCGTCTGTCGCTTGCGCCAAGTATGGAAGTTCGAACCCTTCCACGCCAAAGCACGTGAGAACCACCGTCGTATATTCCGCCTCTATTTGCTGGATTCCCGCAAGTCCTGCCGCGTTGGAAAGACTTGTGCCCTGCGCCGTGGACGGATACATAGCGTTATAGGCGCGTTCCAACTGCTCCCATTCGTCTGCAATTTCATAAGCGAATACGCCGACAATCTGACCTAAAACGCTGTTTGCGCTTGTCTGAATTGGTTTTCCCAGTGTATCGGCGATTCTTGCGTTAATGGAGGAAATCACTTCCGGAAGGCGTTTGCGTTTAAACCCTGCGGGAGAAAGCCCATATTCACTCGCTGCCATATCCAAGAACCACCCTTTCCGTAAGAAGTCCATAATTTGTATTTGCCGTATAATCTACGGTAAGCGTTCGCGCTTGGCGGTTGAAATCAAGGTTAATACTTTGTACAGCCACCACTCCCTCCACGCTTTGTATTCGTTCCGTGAGAATTTGACGAATATGGCTCATATTTGGATTCTTCACAAGAATATACTCTGAATACGGCGTACCGTCCGTTATATCAAGGAACCATTCGCCATACCAAAAACGGAGGGCAATGACTATTTGTTGCGCCACTCTCTCCGCGTTGTCTATCATAAATAAACCATCGTCGGTATCAAGAACAATATCGTTTGTATTGATATCCATTGCAATGTCGAAAGCCATAAAATCACCGCCTTTACAATGGAGGGGACGTTGCCCCATGCACTCCCATATGAGTATGATTGACAGATGATATTCCATTCACCACTAAATCACCTCCGGAAAAGGAAAACGTTGTGCCGCCGACATTTCCGGAAAACTCTCTTTCATTCAACCATATTTCCGCGCTCCCCATCTTTATGCAGACAGATTCCGGATGAGATATTTCACCGCCGATGCCAAAGGGATAAACGCCGGGTATCGCAACAGCGTCGTTGAGAGAATGACGTCGCATATCGGTTGAATTGTTGTTTTGACCGACAAAATCATCTGTTTGCGATTCTTGAAAAACCAAAAGGCACATATCGTCCCGCTGTATGGGTAGGCTAACGCCCGCTTGGCCGCCCATTGAGACGGGAAAACAAACGGGGACATTATGAATAACCGGATAATCCAACTCGCGACTGTCTTCCGTCTTAAACTTTCCAATAGGCTGCACTTGCGCGCGGTTCGTCTTTGCATCGTAAGAGACAATCTTTCCAGGAAGGGCTGTATGAATATTGTTAACACGAGTATCCATCCACCCCTTTATAATTGACTTCACCTCGTTGTCAGATTGCGCCATATCAATCATTGTTCCAGCCCCTCCACTAACTCCATTTGTGTTTTGAACTCACCACCATAAATCTCTCCGTTGTGCTTAATGGATTCCACGCGGAACCAACCCTTTATTATGCGTGATTCCACCTTTACGGCGTCCCCTGGGTTTACCGTCGGAGAGAGGAGCGTTTCGATTTTCCATCCGGCTTTTTTTCCCGGCTTTTCCTTTTTCTTAGACTGTTTCGCCTTGCGCTTTGGCGTGTTTTGGTCTTCCTTTGGTCTTGCTTTCACAATTCTTGCGGGAGAACCAATAAGCCCCGTTGCGGGTGAATAGACAATGCCTGTTTTCTTCGCGTTTCCTCCCGCGAGTATCACTTGCAAAACGCTATTTTGAATACTCCAATCAAGCCCCTGTCCTTTGCAAATTTCGTCCAGAGCATCCGCGCCTTTTCCAACGAAAGAATAGCCGTTATCATAAGCGACAAACTCCACGCCTTCACCAACTACAAGAGGAAGTCCCATACCGTCGGAAATAGCTTTGACGATAATTTGAGAGCTTGTCCCAGGCGCGTATGAAAGAGAAAGAATGGTATCTCTCACGGCTACTTGCCCGTCGCTTGCTTGCAGCTCCGTTGTCACGTCTTGACCTTCGTCCACCGAAACGGCGCGGATAACGCTGCCGACAAACATCTTTTTTGCCCCGCCGTTTTCCGCATATCCCGCATAAAGCTCCAGTTTCAAATCTTCCTTCTCAATCTTTGCGCGTGATTCGTCTTTGAGATTCCATAGTTTCAATTTTAGCTTGTTCGTCTCCTGCGATAAATCCCTATCAATATCAAACGCAATTTTCACGGCCTCCTCTTTCGGCGCGTCCGTGTTGTTAAATTCGAGATTGATATCCGGGAAAACAAGACGGTACACTCTTTTCCAATACGAATTATTGTCCTGTGCCAAGTATGGTTGCCACCTCGCTTTCCGCTACATAAACCATAGAAAATTTCCCATTCACAAAATCCTTCCTACCTATCGTTTGATTTTCCGCAAGCCCAGGTTTCACGACAATTGCGGCGATTTCACCGCGCGGCGTTCCATTCCTCTTGTATTGTTGAAATAAAGGAAAATTCGGCACAACGGCAATACCACGGACAATATCCTCATTTGTCGCCGTTCGTATGTCCATTGTCCACTGTTTCGCAAAACCATTCCACGAAAAATGAAGTCGGTATGCCGCACCGTCCAAAATCACGGATTCCACAAAGTCGTTTGCGTCCGCCATCGAAATTGTAATCATACGCGCCACGCCCTCCCGATAAGATTTCCCGTCAGCATCTCTACCGCCATCATCGCCGTTTGTTCCATACCGACGTTGATTTCACCGCCTGCCGATCGGTCGTAAGGTTTCGTGTTTACTTCAACCGTGGAAGTATTCTCTATGGTCTGGAACCCCGTTCCGATGTTTTGTTGCGACGCTTGCCCCATATCCTTTTCCGTCTGTCCGGACATAGCGGAAGCATCGCTAGATGTATTGCCCTCCGGTACTTCCTCGGATTTTGCTTGTGCTTTACGAATTTGTACAAAGTCTACCTGCATACGGTAACAGTATCCGTCTTGTACATTTCGCGGGAGCGGCGCGTGCGTCAACATCATATTTTCATAGATTGCGTCGGGGACAGTCACCGTCAAAGGTTCAGCCGCTTTATACATATTTTGTATGGCGTTTGCTACCTCGTTCATTCGCGACTGGCTCGCGCTCCCGTTTACGGGCGTTGGAGTGCATACCACCGTCATTGTCAAAGTCATTGGCCGTCGCGTCACGTGGTCGGAAATGGGAAAGCCGTCTTCCACCGGATACTCCGTAACTTCGCTGTCGAATGAAACTTCTCGCTCGATGATAACATCTACATTCAAATCACCGATGGTTGCGGGTTGTGTAATTTCCGGCATAATTCTAGGTTGTGTTGGCATCAGCTCACCCCTCCCTTATTCGTAGTCGTTTATTCTGCTCTTAAAGAAAGAATTGCTTTCCTTTTGTGCGGCGGGGAGGGCTTGCATAGCCGGAAGATTGTAAGTGTTATTTTGCGTTTGGCTCACGGAGTTTTGCCCCGTTCCTCTGTCCCATATTCTTTGCACCACCGCTCTATTCACTCCTTCAATCTTTGGAGCCATACCGATAAATTCCAAGGCTTGCTCAATAAGCCCCGCAAGTCCGTTCCCAAGCCATTGAATAGTCTCGCCAAGTCCGCCCAGTAGCCCCGCTACCCAGTTTATAAGTTTTGCTATTTCATTAAACACCCACGCGAATAAGCGAAACATTATCGACAACGCGCCGACTATCGCGCCGCCTATAACCGTAGCGACTATCTTTAAAAGAGGTATTAGAGCGTCAATGAGAGGTTGAATTTTTTCCCACGCCTCTTTTAGTTCGTCTAATCCCTCCATTATGCTATCAAGCCCAGGTTTAAACCATTCAACAACTAAATCCCAATTTTCGTATATAAAATAAATAACGGAGGCAATAGCTACCAAAATCGCAAGAACAGGAGCAAGCCCCGTTCCAAGTATAGGCTCTAATGCTCCCATTATCGCCTTGCCTACAGGTGCAAGAGCCGCATTCATCGCCCCGCCGAACGCTTCAAACATTCCGATTATAGGAGTTAAAATCGTGATTAGTCCGCTTATGGCGGTAAGTACAACCAATATCGGAGCAAGCACCGCCCCGACTTTTAGCAGCGTTTTCACCCAACCGGCTATCTGCTCGTCAATGTTTCCGGCTTTGCCGTCCAGTTCGTCAAGCCATTTTCCGAGTTCTTTCAAGGCTTTGACGGTTTCCATCATCCCAGGATTCTGCGCCGCTTTTTGTCTGTAATAATCCGCCTCTGATATTTGCTTCGTTTCGCCCGTCGCCGCCTCGGTTATTGTAACCATTTTTTTCGGGTCGGGTGTTCCCATTAAGAGGTTGAAGTCGTCAAACATACTTCCGACTTCATCGAAGGCTTTTGTCATTCCACGGGCAACGCTTGAAAACACGCTTGTTTTTTGCTCGAATTTCAATATAAAGCGATTCCACGAATTACCCATAACATTCATTGATTGACTAAAAGTCATAGGCATTTTGGTGAACTCTTCGTCTATCGCTTTGCCTGCGGAAAGTATGGCACGCATTACCTCGTCGGAAGTGAGTTTGCCTTCCGCGCCCATCTGCTTTAATCCCGCAACATTCGTTTTAAAATATTTTGCAACGTGCCTCATTAACGCGCTGGCGTTTTCATCAAGAGAGCGTAACTCGTCGCCTTGCAAACGCCCGCTCCCTAGAGCTTGTCCTAGTTGAGTAATTGTCGCGCTTGCTTCTTGCGCGGACGCGCCACCTATTATTAAGGCTTTGGAAACGGTTTCAGTCACGCGCATATTTTCTTTCTGCGCAAACCCCATTTCCTCCGAAGCTCTAGCTACGGCAAAATACAAACTGCTCAAACTTTCAAGAGGTTGGCGCGTCTTTTGCCCCATAGCGTATAATTGGCTCTCAACGTCTAGACGTTCCTCTTCCGTTTTCGTAACAGTTCTAAGTCGTCCGTCTAAATTCATCATAGCGTCTGCCGTGTTTATCACGTCGCCCGTGCTGACATATCCGCCGTAAGCCGCCGCAAGTCCCAAAGCAGAGCCACCTAAATCGCCTACACTGCCACCGTTCCTAACACCACCGCCTCCGCCACTGTTTCTAACACTGCCGCCTCTGTTTCCTAAGGCGTTTATTCTGCCGTGCAGATTAACTACGGACGCTCTGATTGTCATTCCAGTAATACTTGCATTCAGTCTTAAATTTGCGTTTGATAACTGACTTCTTATCCTTGACAAGGCTTGATTAACAGAATTCGTATTGACGCCGACTTTTATTTGAGTGTTCGCCAGTTTATTGTTTATTTTTGCCACGGCTTGATTAAGCGATGCCGCATTTAAGGTTACTTTTATTTGAATGTTGGCGAGCTTATTGTTGATTTTTGACGAAATTTGATTGAGTGACGCCGTGTTTAAGGTTACTTTTATTTGAGTGTTCGCCAGTTTATTGTTTATTTTTGCCACGGCTTGATTAAGCGATGCCGCATTTAAGGTTACTTTTATTTGAGTGTTCGCCAGTTTATTTTTTATTTTTGCCACGGCTTGATTGAGTGATGCCGTGTTTAAGCTTACTTTTATTTGAGCGTTGGCGAGCTTGTCTTTGATTTTTGTCGAAATTTGATTAACAGAAGTCGTATTTAAGCCGACTTTTATTTTATATGCTTGGTCGCTTAAATTCTTGACTTTTTGCTTTAGCTTGTTTATAGCTTTGTTCGTTTGGTTCAAAGACTGGTTGTCAAGCGTGATTTTTACGCTTGTTATCAGTTCCCTAACCGCTCCCGCCATTACTTTCGCCCCTTTCTGGTCTTTTCCATAGCCGCATACTCAATATCTGCTTTCATATCCAAGTAGTGGTTTACTTCCGCAAGTTCCGCGAGAGTTACTCTGCCCTCTGTCACGTCGGGCAGAGTAACCATACCGCTGTCAATAGCTCTATAAATAAAGGTCACTTTGCTGAAATAGTCCCCGCATCGTCCAGGAAAACTCCCCGAATCCCTTCGATGAACTGTCGAACGCCAGTCGGGACGCTGGAGGACGTGGAAAAATCCATAAAATTTACCGCAAAAATCTTTCCGCAAAGAGCGAGAAGGTCAAGCGGTCTTCCGGTGAAGACCGCCGCCACTATTCCATCGTCGATACGTTGAAAATCTTTCTTTCCCGCGCTGGACACGGCTATATAGTTGCCGTCAAGCAAGAGCCTAGTAGCCTTTTCCATCTTCTCACCGTCAATGACCTCTGCGAGTTTAGCAAGCGCGCCGCCGACTGCGCCGCCAAGCACCTCAATATTCTCCACGCTATCATCGGCATTATTCAACGCTCCGCTGATTGCGGGAACGATAAGTTTCTGCAGTTCGCCTAAAACACGCATAGCCAAAAAAGGATTGAACCGCCTTATGGAGAAATCATACTCCCCTTGATTCCAAATTGTGACCTCTCCGCCGTCATACGCCTTTAACATTGATATTCCTCCTAATTATTGCCGCCGATAATAGGCGCGTCTACATTGCCCGTCTGCAAAACCCAGTCTTGCGTATCAATTGTACGCCCGCGAGTGGATTCAGGGAAATTGGACACCCACGCCTGCCCCGCGCTAAAAAGCGTCTGCCCACTCAAATCTTTTATGAGGAGCGGTTGAATGTACTGCCCTGTTATCCTGTCGGCGTTGTACGCATTTGAAAGGTCTGTGTTACTTTTTGAAGACGTCGCTAAGTGGAGCGTTACTTCAAAAGTATGGTCGGGGTCAACACTTCTTGCGACATCTCCATCTGCGCCGCTATAGAGTTGCATACCTTCACCGTGCGGGGTTATTGTTACCATTTCGTCCTCGGAAAAACCGGAAATCTGATTGTTTCCAAAAATAACGACAACCTTGCGCGGGTCGTAGGTCAACACACCGCTTGCAAACAACTGTAAATCAAAATTGAACTTTTCCATTTTTCACACCTTCTTTATGCTGTCTGAATTAGATTTTCATAAGTGAGACTTCCATAAATTTCTACAACGTGGATAGCCCCTGCGAGCCGCGCTGTAAACTTCACATCGGTCAACACGCGGGAGGCTTTCTGATTCGCTGAAATTTGAGAGGCAAGAGGAACCTCGATAATAAATCCCAGGTTTTCATTTCCGTCTTCGTCATACTCGGTCGGGGCAATTCCGCCGCGTCGCTGTCCTAATTCCAACGCCTGACGAATACGCGCCTCAATCATAGCAATTCCTTCATCGGTATAGGGCACTTTGTCGCGATTGATGAGAAGATTTACAACATTGACCGTGATTTCTTCTTGGAGCCAATCGCGGAAGCGGATCACGTCAATCCACTCACCTGCCGCCACTTTGCCATTCTGCGTCAAAGACAGGTTGCGGAAGCGCTCGAAGGTATTCCCGTTCTTCCTCGTAATGGCAATATACTGCGTTTCTGTTATGCCGTCCGTGGTAACGCCCGCCAGTTTTTTGAGTGCCCACGTCTCCCCGCCAGGAAGAACCGCGAAACAACGCGCAAAGACCGCGCACTCGGGAAAATCCGTTGCAGCGTTTTCGTGATAGAACCAGAATGTTCTATAGTAGTTGTCATTATAAAGCTTGTAACCCGTATCTGTCGTAACATCGGGGTTGTACGCCCCAGGTTCAGCAATGGACGTGCCAAAGAGTTTTCTAACGCTTTCTGTCCACGCCGCCGCTGCGAGAATATCGGCTTGTGTACGAGAAACAAAAGCCCAGCCGTACCAGTCATTGTCATAGGCCGTAATTGCCGCCATCATAGTCGGCACGTCCTCCGTAACGGTACCATTGGCTATGGACAACATCGAGGATACTTGCACCATAAAAGAGCCGCCGCTATTCCCAGTAAGCGTCAGCACGCCACTTGCCGCGGTTGCCGTGACTGCCGCCGACGCATCGTTTGAAATAAGATTTTGTATTCCCGTGGCAATATCTGCCGCCGTTCCTCCGTTGTTCGTGTAGCTATACGGTTTCGCCGTAACATTGCCGTCGGTATCCTTCGTGCTGACTGTCACTGTATAAACGCCCGTAGCCGTTACCTTGTTCGGCTCTATCTTAACCGAGTCTACCAACTGACGTCCTATCTTCACTTGACGTGGACGCGGTGTCTGTGAAAACGCGTCAACCGCCGCAAGATAAAGCGGGTCATTTGCGGAAAAGCCAGCGTCAATCATCTCACTTGCCGCCGTATATGTTTCAACTCTTGCGAGTGAATGAACGTGCGGACCTACAATCAAAAGCGTGGAAAATCCTTCCGTGCTAATTCCCGTTGTGTTCAGACTGATATTTACCGTCACTATGCGGTCGAGATTGGCCATGTAAACCACTCCTTTTATTGTAAAACTTTGTAACTTGTGTTAAAATATAAATGAGGTGATGAAAATGGACATTTACAAGAAACATTCAAATGACAACCCTCTTTATACACTTTGGAAAAGCACCCGACAAAAATGCCAAAATCCGTCCAATAAGTCATATAAATCTTTTGGAGGAAGGGGAATCCTTTTCCATGAAGATTGGAATGACTTTGATGTGTTTTCTGATTGGGCAATAGCTAACGACTATACCAAAGGTAAAACACTTGAACTTATTGACAAAGACGCAAGCTTTTCACCGGATAACTGTTTTTTCTCCGTCAAGTTTCAACATCATGGCATGAGCCAAACTCGCTTATATACCGAATGGCGGATGATGATAAATCGTTGTAGATATCCTTCCCACAAGTCCTATGCAGACTATGGCGGACGTGGTATAAAAGTTTGTGCCGAATGGCAAGACTTTCCTACCTACAAAGATTGGGCATTATCCCACGGATATAGCGATGAATTGACACTTGATAGAATTGATGTTAATGGGAACTATGAACCATCTAACTGCCGCTTTACAGATATGGTTACCCAATGCAACAACAGGCGAAACAACCAATATTACACATATAAAGGTGAATCTCTAACACTGTCGCAATGGGCAAAAAGATGCAATATAAGCAGGGCTTGTCTTTGGAACAGGATAAACCTTCGTGGAATGAGCATGGAAGAAGCTCTAACGCGAGAACTTCACACAAAACGTGGAAGCAACCATTTCCAAAAGCTCATAACTTTTCAAGGTGTAACCTTAAACCAAAAGCAATGGGCTGAAAAGCTAGGCATCACACCCACAACACTTATGCGGAGACTTAGAAATTGGAACATTGAAAAAGCGCTAACAGAACCAAAATCACATTGATACTATGGGATGTGGCAACACATCCTTTCTATTTGTCCACCGAAACTGAAAAATCTACATTGATTGCCCGAGATAAGTCTGGCTCTTCGCCACGAATAAGATTGCCGGGAATAAGCTTCCCTGTAACATCTACCACGGTTTCCCCAGTCTCAGGGTCGATAGTTTCTATGACCGCGTCAACTTCGTCGATATATCCCGGGTCGTCTATCGTCTGCGAAGTGTACCTACAATGTAAGTCTACCGCCGCCCTCGGTTCAAATTGCTGACTGTTTTCTAAAAGTCCGGTGATGTCTTGTACTGGGGCGGCATAAAGAAAAGCAACGCCGTTGGCAAAAAATTTATCTACAATGGTTGGCCTCTCCAACTGCCTAACGAGCCTTTCCAGCTCATCCGTCGGCGCGCTGTTCTTTTTCCCGAAATACCTTATTTCAAGTACAAACGCCGTGGGGGTCTTTATTTCCATATTGCCCGCCACGTCCGTTTTTACTTTGTCCTCCATAGCCTCGCCTTGATACGAATAAATCATAAGCGTGACAAGCGGATTCTTTTGCTTTACGCCGTCTTGGTTAGCCCAAACAACCTTATTAAGTTCTAACCCCAACAGTTCCGCTATTGTGTCGTGAAGAAATTTACGAATTTCCAACCGCATCAGGCTCAACCTCCCACGCAACCATTTTGAAATGGTTTATAACGTCGCTTTGCCAATCCTCGCGGAGAACAACTTTCCATAATCGTCCCCGCCACTCCAAAACATCAGCCTCTTGTAGGGGCGTTCCGTCCGGAAGTGCTTGCTTATCGGTAAAAAGCGGAGTAGACGAATAGATTTTCACGGCGGAAAAATTGACGCCGCCGGAAGGCATCATATTCGTGTACTGACTCAAATCCGCGCCGTTTAGCGGTTGGACGCTTGCCATTATTTCAATTTCTTCATAATCGCCAGCGTTCCATTCGCCGTTATCGTCCCAGTACCCGCCGCTGTATCTGCGGACTTTTTGCTTTTTCCTAAAACTGCTCATTTTAATCAACCCTATAATTCACTTTAGACTTCATCAAGCCCGTATCAATAAGCGGCTTATCGTGTCCCTTGCGGGCAATGGTGGAGGGAGCGTTCGGGGCAAGTTTTGACTTGTCGCCTATAACTTTTTTGATGTCGTCTTTCATACGTACTCCCACCATATCGCAACACTTCCGCCACTTTATTTGACGGTCAATCACTTTCCCTACGCCGTCGGCGACGGTATCGCCCCATTGTTTACGGTTTTCGTCGCTCGCTATGCGTACAAAGGGGCGCGAAGGAATATGTTTCGTGCCGTATTCGTTCCAAATGGCGATATTCACGAGAGAAACACCCTCTTCGCTTTTGCCCGCGTCTTTCAAAATCCCCGCGTTTATCTCTTTGCCGTCAAGGTTTTTGAGTTCGCGAACAATCGCTTTAAAGCCTAAATCCCTATCCGTCACCATCTGCAACCACCACACATAAAACGAGGTCTTACCGTCACGGGGACAATTACCATATCTCTAAGCTGGAGGAACATCTGCCCGTAAAGCGTCTTTTTAAGAAGTTCGTCTGAATTTGAAGTATCGCCTTTTGAATTAGAACCATAGCCACGCGATAAATCACCTTCACGCTCGGAAGTAAGCGCGCCCGCCGTCAAATGTTCGTCGCCTGCGTTACCGCCACCGCCTACCGCGACCGCTATCATCGTGTTTAGCGTCCTCATATGGGCGATAAAATATGCCAACGCTTTGGGGAATAGCTTTTTAAACCGCTTTTCGCTCACATAATCGCGATATATTTCAATATCGCTCGTGAGTTCCTCATCGGTAACATCAGCCATTGCGGGAATAGTCAAGCGAAACACGCTTATTAAGTCCGCAGTCGTATACATAGCGGCTCACACCTTTTCAGATAGTTTTTTATCTTCGGCGGCTTTTATGATTTCAAGAATTTGTTCTTTTTGGCTCGCTTTCCCCAGTTTTATATCTCGGGCTTTTGCATACGCTTTCAAGTCTTCGACTTCCATTTTCTCAAAATCAGCTTCTATCTTTGCCGCCTCTTTTTTATCCACCAATACGAACGCGCCCGTCTTTATCAATTCGCCAACCTCCGGAAATTGCTTTTGCAACTTCTCTATATTCGCAACTTCCACGGGTTTCAAGGGGATATATTTAACCCCTCCGATAATAAAAAGACGGGCGGTCTGATTGACTAAATTTGCCATAATAACCGCCCTCCTTCTATTAACAACCGCTAGCCTTTGAAAACGCCATAGGACGGATAACAGTCACGCCCACAAAGCGACAAATGCAATCTACAACATATTCAAGGTTTCTTTTTTCAACAGGTAACTGTCTGAAACGTTCGGGGATTTCCAATCTGATAACATCAGGGTCAAAACGCCCCGCAATCATCAAATCTGCGCCGCTTGTCCCCGCGCCGTCGAGTTCGCCGACTTTCTCAAATCTTACGTCAGGGTGAGAACGGCGTAAAAATTCAAGAATGGTTAAATCGCTGAAATTGCTTCTCGGAGTCATCACAATATGGTCAAACGCCTCTGTGGGGAAAAGTACCATGTTGGGATTTTCCACATTGTTTGTCGCTATGTTTATCGCGCTTATTAACTGCGTTACGTCGCGAATAATCTGGTCAGGCGTTTTGTGAATGAACCTTGTTGAATTTGTCCCGCCGTTTTGGGTTCCATCTGCCGCCAATGTAACCGCCGTTAAATTTGGATTGTCGATAAATCCCGTTATTCCTTTGTCAGCGTCTCCGAACCAAGCAAGGCGATTTATTTTAAGGTCGACGGCTCGACGCGCCGCTTCCGCTTTGTAGCGTTCAAGATTGACGCCCGCAAATTGCGCGTTCTCAATTTCTACGACGTTGTAACCGTAACTGTCGCCTAAAGTGATAACTTTGGTCGCTGTTTCTTTGCCGACAACATCAGCGCGGGGCAAATCGTCCGCATAATTGGAAATAATTTTTGCAATGCCCATCTGGTCATAAATGCGTTGTATCGCCACTTGCGCCCCCGCAGGAATTTCCGTCTGTACGGGGAAAATGCGAAAAGCGTTCATCGGGGCTTTCGCCACTTGCAAAGTTTGCGCTCTGATGTAGGTCAACTCACGCGCTAAAAACAAAGAGAAACTATCGTCCATTCTTTGCGCCGTGTTTTTGATATACGCCGCCTCAGCCGCGTCATAGCGTCCGTTTTTATTGTGTAAACCCATTTTTCAATCCTCCTTATTTACGCACACGAACGGGGACAATATCGCCCGCAACACCATTCTTTAGGTAGGTCAAACCTGCTACGTCCGTTGCTGTGCCTTCGCCTACACTCGCGCCGCTGTCATAATAGCCAGCCACGCCATCGGCAAATCCAATCGCAACTTTGCCGCCTGCCGTAACATCTCCCGCAACTTCGACATAAACGTCTCCGAAAGTCATAACCGGCAAACAATAATTTTCTTCGTAATACGCGCCTTCGCCGTCGTAGGCTTTATGCGTATGCACCGCTATACCGATAACGTTTGCAGTATCTCCCGCCGTTGTCACGGGTTTAATAAGTCCTTCCTCCGTGCCGCGTATTACCGCGTCCCCGGGGTTTACTGCGTCCTCCGCCGTGAAACTGTCGATAACGTCCACCGTGCTATCCGCTTTCATACCCGGTATAGCGACGGGCATATCGTACTGATACCACTGAAAAGCTTTTACTTGCGCCATTTTATTTGTCTCCTTTCTGATACATAGTTCTTTCCGCCTCAATTAACTTTTGATACGCCGCTTGTGGGTCGTCTTCCGCGTCGTTGTTTGCCGCCGCGTCCGCGTGGCTTTGCGTCGCCTCGTTTTGCTTGGCTATACCGTCGGAATGTTGTTTCGTGTCGGCTTTTGCCATATCAAAAGCCGCCTCAATATAATCCGCGGATTTCCCGTCAAGGTTGATACTGTCGCCGCGTACCGCTTTTATTACCGCCGTTTTAATTTCAACGTCGGTCATTGCATCGGCTTTTTCGATTTTGTGTTCTTCCGCAACCTTTAACAACGCGACGCGGCTCTTTACCGCCTCGTCGAAGTTCTTTTTGTTTTCTTCCGCGTCTTTTGCGCGTCCCTCTTTTTCCTTTTTGAGTTCCGCTTCTACCGCGTCAAACTTCGCCTGTAATGTATCAAACGCCTTTGCTTTTTCCGCGCTGTCTTTACGCATTTTCTCAATTTCAACTTTGACCTCGGGGGCGCAGTCGTATTCAATCCCCGTGTCAAGTCTTACCTTGGTAAGCTCTGCCATTTGTAAATCATTCCTTTCAAAATCATCTTCAAAAACCTGCTCGCCGTCCATATTGAGGCGGGCTATTCCGGCTCTTCCTTTTGGGACAATCGCAACGTGGTTATAGCGAATATTGCGCTGAATAGCGTCGTAATGTTCGCCACTCGGCGTCGTCCCAGGCGTTTCATCAAGCGTCAAAGTATAGCCGCAAGACAATTCACGCGCGTCTGTGTTTAGGTTATAAATCACAATATCCGCGCGTATAGTTTCGCCGTCCTGCCGCCCGTCGCTTAAAACAGTTCCAACTGGAGCGATACTGGACGCGTTTCCGCTATCCACCAATCCTTTATGTCCTATCGTGATAGGCTTTCCTTTAAGACTAGTTAAACTATCGGCTTTAAACGCTTCTTCGGGCGGTCTGTATTCCCGCCTGTCTGTACCGTCGGCGTTCTTGTAAATCAATATTCCCGTCCGTCCAATAATAGGCGCGTCACGTATAAATCCTTCGGGCGTTCTCGTAGCAGAAAACGCCACTGTATCAAATCTTTGCATTTTATTCACCTCACACCTTCTTGTACTAAAAAAGCACCCTGCATTTGCAAAGTGCTTGGGCTCTTTATTTGGTTTTTCTCATTTTTCTTATAGGAGTTGTCAACGCTTTTTCTGCGCTCCACCCATATCTGTTTACCCTAGCTTCTACAACATCGTAAGGCATATCATAAATCCTTGCCCATTCTGCTATTGTATGCTTCTGCCCATCGACTTCCAAATAATGGTTTCTCTTTACAGGTGTATTGATTATTTCTTCAAGCGTTTTCCCATTTTTTAGCTGTTTATACAATCTGCATTTTGATATTTTTAACTCTCTACTCCATTGTGAAGCTGTTTTTCGCTGTCCCTTATAGACTACATAAGTGTTTGTTCGTGTGTTGTTATGTTGCGTGTAATCATCAGCCCATCGGCAATTATTTGGCTCATAGTTACCATTAACATCAATCCTGTCAATAGTCAGCTTTTCATTATAGCCATTCGCTATTGCCCATTCATAGAAAGGCTCAAACTCTTGCCATTCATCACATACGCATATCCCCCTGCCGCCATAATTATTATAATCATCACGTTTGGGATTTTCACAACGCTGTTTCATGTGCGCCCACGTATTATAAAGACGCGTTTCTCTTTGTCCATGTGTTTTATTCTTCTTGCCATTATTCGCACGCGTTTCTCGTTGCAGGCAACCACAAGACAAAGCCCATCCAGATTTTAGATTCTTCCCACTTGTGATTTTTTTACCACCACAATCACAAACACATTCCCACATTGCACGGCTTGAAGAATTAACTCCTGCATATTTCACAACAGTCAATCTACCAAACCTTTGCCCAGTCAAATCAACAAAATTGCTTGGGTGTTTTCTTGACATGGTTGTTCCTCCCTTCTATATAGTATTATACACTATTTAGAAGGATTATTCTACAACTTTATACGTACCAACCCTTGGTTTTAAGCCAATTTTGTTGGTGTCGTATTGCGGAATAGCTGTACAGCGGCACCTGTATGCCCAACCAGGATGCCCACCCTCCGGCGGATTATCCCAATCAAACTTCTTTCCTTCTCGCTCTTTGTGCGCGGGTCTTACTCTGTCATCTTTCATTGTTTGCCAAATGTAAGACTTTACGCCGTTTTTCATTTGCTCGTATTGTACTAATTGACTGTTTAATTTCCCCACTTGGTCGGTCGCTATAAGGACGGCTCGCTTTTCGTTTACGCTCCCTATATGCTTTATCGTTTCCGTGAGTTCTTCGATAATTCGCGCTTTATTCGCCGCTTTGATTATGTTTCTGCTTAGAGCGTATCGAATAGCCTCGACAGTTCGAGAGTCTATTGATTTTATCAGCGCTAGATTATCATTGATAAAATCTTCTTTTATCTTGTCATAATCGCTCGTCTTCCCCCGTTTTGGACTTGCTCCGAAAACAGATTCAAAGATTTTTTCCTGCTGTTTCCTCGCAAAATCCTTCACGCGGTTGAATATCTTTATTACGCCTTCAAGAGGTCTTAGCCGTTCCTCGATGGCTTTTGTTACCTTGTCAAGAATGTTTCCTATCCAACCGTCTTGACGCGCGTCCGCTTGTATGCCGTTTAATAATGCCTCTTCCGTCATTTCGGGGATAAATTCGCGGATTATCTTTAATTCCTCGCGTACATAAGCGCGTAAGACTTTCGCATATTCACGCTCTATCGCCATAGGATATTGCATTTTAATTTTCGGCACTATAAGCATTATTCGCCGCCCCTCGCTTCTTCTATAACAGTGTCAAGACTTCTGTCTATAACATAATCTTCGTCAAGCTCTAAACTCGCCCGCGCCTCGCTTGCGTCAAGAATTTGCGCTTGCGTCAATGTGTTTATAGCGTTCGCACGCGCCATTTTTGCATCTGCTTTTAGCTTCTTGATTTCCGCTTCTTCCTTCTTGCTTTCGTTCCACAGGCTTTCAAACTTCAAATACCATTCGTTTGGTAGGTTTATCCCATAATCCGAACATTCGCCCACGATGTCGATAAACCTCGACAACGGCTTTCTTAAAGTCTGCTCTTGTATCTTCTCGACAAGGTTATAATAATTTTCAAGGTCGCTTTCACCCGTCGCGCTCATACCGTCAGGAGAACGCCCAAAAAGCAAAGTGGCGGGGATTCCCGTTGTGGAGCATATCGCCCTTTGAAATTCGCTCAATACTTCTTTAATACCGCTTAAAGACAAAGATTTTTGCTCGTATGTGTCTTCCGTGTCTATTGCTATGGTGTTCATCAAGTGCCGCGCCATATCTATCAAGTGCAAGCGTTTTTGTACGGCTTCCTCCCCTTGGTCGTTCATCAGCAATTCATTCATATTCGCAAGTTGTAGAACGCCCTGCGACAAACGACTTAACGCCATAAACGCCAAATCATTACCGCCAGTATAATGGAGTAATTCAGCTTTCACGCCTTCAAATACCGTTGCGCCCCAGCCGTTACGCATTCTACGATAATAATTTGAGATGTTTTCACCGTAAAACAATAAAAGGCGGCTTTCGTGCACCATAAACGAATTGCCCCATAATCCGATTATGTTGTAAAACTGCGGCTTGCCATAATCAGCATTTGAAGGGTCGGCGTATAGCATCGCGTCTGTGAATGTTACATCTTCCGGCGCGTAAACTTCCAAACGCTCAATCTTTCGTAACCTCGACAAATTCAGCGGGTCTTCAAGCGTCCCCCCGTCGTCTGCGATTATAAGAATAGCCGCGCCGCCGAAAAGTCTGTTCCAATTCAACGCTTGACTGAAATGTTTTTTTGCGTCCAAATCCTCTAACTTCGATTTTAAACGCTTTTCGATTTCTTCGTTTATCTTTTCGTCGTTCGCTTTGATGTCAAATCCCTTGCGTAAAGCATCGTCGCTCGGAAGGGAGATAATCCGCCGCGCTAATCCGTTGAATGTGTACATATTATCCGCTTCTCGATAATCGACAAGCGGATTATTGACGCCGCCAAATTTGCCGCGCGCAAAAGGGTCAAGATTTTTTAACCCGTGCCCTATTATCGTATTTATATATCCGTCCGTCCTTATTTCTGCCACTTTATCACCTCCGTCAACTGATTAACGCGCTCCAATCTCTCGAATTTGCTATTTCTTTGAACGCGTCTGCGCTTGCGTCTACCATATCATCGTGTGCCGCGTCAGGAAAACCTTCTAATTCTTGTAAATATTCTTTTATCCATTCACCTTCAAGCAAAAGAACATTTCCCCCTTGCCATTGCGCCGAAAACGGGACTGCTCTAACTATTTTACTTCCTGTCACGGGGCTTGTTTTTACTCTATGCCCCGCAAGCACCTTGATATAATTTGCCGCTTGGTCTTTGCCGGCTTGCCCTGGGTCTTGTGGTAATGTTATCGTATGAAAGCCATATTCATCATTGTCGATTTTCGCCGTTTGCGCTATCACATTTCGGACTTCTGCCGCATTTGCCGCGCGGCGTATAACATCAAGAACGATAAATTCGCCCGTTTTCAACCGTGCCATTAAAACCCCCGCTGTTCTATCAGGATTTTTATTTTCGGTGGTGATTTCTGTCGCGGCTAAATCCCAACTCCGACAAATTGATACTATTTTGCTCGGTATTGTTTTCACTATCCGCACATTTTCACGCTTGAAATATAATCCTGCGGAAGGTCTTATTTTCCAATTCCCTTTTAAAAGCCGCTCTTTTTCGACAATATCCAATCCGTTTAAGTTAGCTAAATATTCAGGGTTGCCTTCTAAAAGGATTTTATTGTCGAAAATGCTTGACGCTATGAATGTTACAGACTTACATAATTGCGGGTCTGCTCCGTATTTCTCGACAAGATCCTCGATACTGTCACCCCATAGAAACGCGCCGTCAATACGGTAGAAATAACGAATAACTCCCGAACGCTCGGGGATAGGGTATCCCGTTTCTTGGTCTATCCACCACGCGAGAAAATCCGCCACCCACGAACCGGCTAAAGGGTTTGTTGTTGCTCTGATATATGGTTTTATTCCACATAAAGAACGATTACGCGAGAGCATATATACAAATTGCTTTTCCGTGAAGTGGACTAATTCATCAAACGCTATAAGAGTTATTTGCGCGCCCTGCCACGCGTAAACATCGCGGTCTAATTGCAAATGGTTGAAATTCACTCTCGCGCCGCTTTTAAAAGTGACTTGAGGTGAAGGTGTGCTTTTAAATGTCGCTCCTAAAGGCGAATACATACTTATAGCCGTGTCCCATAAACCGCCAGCGTTTGTAACTTGGTTAGCTTGCCGCCTAAAGACTACTGCATTAAAATCAGGATTATCACAATGCCTTAAACATTCGATTAAAAGCGCGTATGTCTTTCCACCACCAGCCGCGCCGCCGTATATAGCAATATCTGCGGGACTGCTTAAAAACTTCTCTTGCGCGCCCTTTTGTGGTCTAATCATTATTTATCACGCCCGTTGTCAGGAATGTAAACTTGTACCGTCGGGACTGCTCCATTTATTGTCTGCGTCTGTTCTACTTTGTCGGTCTGCCCTAGAAGGTTTTTACCCAAAAATATTGCCATAGCGGGGGAAGTTTCCGCTAATTGGAATTGAGTGCGCCTAAGCGAAATTAGCCCGTTTTTCCTTTTTTGTGAAAAAACTTCGGAAAAATTCGCTTTATAATTCTTTTTGCACCATTTATTCAAAGTTTTATCATCAATACCAAACCACGCGCAAATCTCGTTTATCGTGCATTGCAAAAAGCAAAGTTTTTCAAATTCTTGTTTGTCAAGTTCTTTTAACGGTCTGCCCATTTTCGCCATAATATCACCCCAGTCCCTTTATGATTTCTTTTTCACGCTCACTCAAAGCCCATACCATGGCCTTTTTTACTGCCTTTTCTACTGCCTTTTCTACTGCCTTTTCTAACTTTTCCGCTTCTTTGTCTGATATAAGGACGCCACCGCCAAAAATGGATTTATCATATTCTTTTTGACTGTCTAATTCTCTTACTAAGTATGTTTTGTCTTGGTCTATGCTAAAATTTATGCCGTATTTACTCAAAGCGTTTAACTTCGCCCCAGTTATAACATTTTTGGGGTATTCGTATTTTGGGACTTGCTTTTTCATTTCGGCTAAATTTTTGTTATTTTCTTCTTCGATTATTGCCAATAACTGCGGCTCGGTTTTAATTTTTGCGCTTTCTAGGTTCGTAACAAACGAAGTATTGACAACTGCACCATTCTCATATATCACATCTGCCCCCGTGCCAATGCAACAAACGGGGTAACGAAAATAACCCATAATGGTCAACGCCGGGGCAAATAAGAAAAAGTTTATGTTATTTGCCAAATAAAATTTTATGATTTCCGCTAAAATCGAAAACGGGGGATTGTCTACAACAACACTATTATCCAAATATTTGAATTTCTGATAATACCCGCTGGGATAAAAGGGTCTTACAAAATCACTTTTGTTTTTGCCGTATGTATTCGCCACATAATCCGCAACGGCTACATAAATGTTGTCTGGCGTGTAACAATCATCTGTTGTTTTTTTAGGCTCAAACTTTTCTATAAAAGCGTTATATTCTTCGTTGCCTTCCTGCTTTGTATTGCCGTCTTTTTCTTTGCGGTCAAAAAAATTGTCTGTATATTCGTCGTGCAAAGTCAAATCAAACCCCATATTGGTAAGGTCTATCTCTCCGATACTATCTAATTCTACCTTTAACGCGTCTAAATTGAACGGCGTATTCATCGTCAACTGATTATGCACCAATCCATAGGCGCGTCTTTGTTCGTCCGTGAGTTCGTCAAGGCGTATAACGGGGACTTGTTTTATTTTTAATTCTTTCGCGGCTAAATATCTGCCGTGTCCTTCGACGATTTCCCCGTTCCATATACCGATAGGGTCAGCAAATCCAAACTCTTGAATACTTTTCTTTATTTGCTCTATCTGTTCTTTAGGGTGTTCTTTCGCGTTCCTTTTGTACGGCTTTATTTCGCCTATGTTGATATATTCGACTTTTAAATCCATAACGCACCTCTGATTTTTGCAACAAAAAACCGCTCCAATGCGGAACGGTCTTTTGCTGTGTGTATTTTTTTAGGAGGTAACCTAGTTTTTTGATACTAGCATTATAACACATTGAAAAGTATCATTGGGTATCATCTTTTTATTTAAGGAAGTACTGATTAAATACCGAAATTTCAGCATATTTTCAGACAAAAAAGTTGATTTTACTGGTTTTTCAGCATACCATATAAGACTTAATCAGTGTTTCCTTAAGCAAAAACTTTTTCTTGAACGCGACCAACGCCCAACCGTGTATTTTTTTTATGTGACTATAACTATAATTCATTTCAACGGCGATAAGTTCAAGCCGCTTGCCTTCCACATATCGCTTGTATAGCAAATTCAAATAATTCTTGTTCTCCATACTTTGAATTTGAGAGATAATCAAATCCTTTTTTTCCACATATTCAATCACAAATGCGGACAATTCTTTCTCCATAGCTTGTAAGCGTTCAACGCTTGCTACAAATGTGGCTTCGCTTTTTGCACCCCCGCTTACCTTTTCGCCCAAACTGCCACCCTTTAATCCGTAGATCGTGGATTTTAACTCCACTATTTGTTGTTTGCGTTGGTTTATTTTGGTGTTAAGTTTTTGAATTTGCATGAGATACGTTTTAGGGTTCATTGGCTTGTTGCTCCTTGCTTGTTCATAATTTTTTGATACTCTTCAACGATGTTAAATTTACATTCGTCTTTTAATATTCGCCGCGCTTCTTCTACGGGATTGCCGTCATAATTTTTTAGCCCAATCATCAAGTCGTTTACTTGATATAATGCTTTTGCTAAACGTTGGCGACCAAAGCCAAAATCATTGTGCAAACAGGCGAGAAGGCAGGCGAGAAGCTCCGCATAAAGAATACTACCTTCTTCATCGCGCTTTTTCTTGTAAACTTCAATGCCGATTTTCACTGCTTTTTCTTGCGTAACCGATTTAGTTTTCTTGAAAAGTTTACGGCTTAAATTTCCCATATTCTACCTCCACATCATTTCAAGCAAAAAATAACATATAATGCCCGTGATAAAACCTACAGACAACGCCGCCGCGAACTATAACCAAAATAATAACATTTTACTGCACGCTTGCATATTTCCCCTCCGCTTTTTTAGGCACAGCAACCAAATAAGGGAGTTTCCTCATTGAAAATAATGGCAAATATGGTTCTGGTATTGCTCTTAAAATGGCAAAATTTGACATCATAATTGTAGAAGCACCGTCTATATCTTGTTGTTGTAATATGTCCATTTTCATAACCTCACTTTCAAAATAGCTCTAATTTTCGTTTTAAGAGGTCATACAGCGCGATGAAATGTTTTTAGGTACTAACTATCACGACATGACTTCGGCGCTTAAAAAGGGTTGATTTCTTGCGTCTCCGTTGCAACATAAATTTCAATCTTAACCCCTTCACATTCTGCACTCCACCGTTTGCAA